TGACAGAACCGGCTCACTCAGCCATCTTCAATAGAAGAGTTGTGGGAGGTGAGATTATGATTGTTAACAAATATTTGATTAACGACTTTGAAAAGATTGGAATTTGGTCAGAAGATTTGAAAAATGAAATTATCTTGAATGAAGGTTCTATTCAAAATATTAATTTCAATAATCACTTAGACCAAGAAGACAAAAGATATAACTCAAAGGTTAAAAGAATTGAACACCTGATTCAAAAGTATAAAACTATTTGGGAGATATCACAGAAGTCACTTATTGAGATGGCGGCCGATAGAGCACCATTCATTGACCAATCACAATCGATGAACATCTATATGGGCAACCCAACATTGTCAAAGATTTCATCTTCACACTTTTACGGATGGGAAAAAGGTTTAAAAACACTTTGTTATTATGTTAGAACAAAGGCAATTTCCACAGGAGCTAAACACTTGGCGGTAGACATTTCAAAAATGTCAAAACCAAAACCAACCCCTGAACCACCAAAGGTAGATTACTCACACATGAATTTACCTCCAAAACCTAAGGATAGTGAATTTGATTGTTTTGGATGTTCTTCTTAAAAAAATCCGATGTGTTATCCCGAGCTAGGTCGGGATTTTTTATTTTCATTAAGATTTACTGAAAATTTTGCAACATTATATTTATTTGATATGGCAGATGGAAGGACATACGGTATAAATTTCCCTTTTAAAGATTCTTTAACTGGTAAGTATTTGGATTTATCTGATACTGCTGACGAAGAAATTAGAAGTAACTTAATCCATTTATTGTTATCAAGAAAAGGTAGTAGATATTTTTTACCTGATTTTGGTACTAGATTATATGAATATATTTTTGAACCACTTGATGGACCAACTTTTACGGACATCGAGGCAGAAATTAGAGATGCGGTTGAGAAGTATATACCGAATTTAACCATAAATGGTATTAATATAACATCAACTGAGAGTGAAGAAGGAAGTGATGTTGTGACTACAAATCAAGACATTTTAAGAACAGTTGACGCTGGGTCACAATCAATACCTGATTACACTGCAAAAATAAGAGTTGACTACACAATAACAAATGATGCATTTAAAAGCAAAGACTTTGTAATAATTAACCTATAAAAATATGGCCGAAAAAAAGATATCGTATACCACAAGGGATTTCCAATCTGTAAGACAAGAATTAGTAACCTTTGTTCAAACTTATTACCCTGATTTAATTCAAAATGTAAATGACGCTTCAGTTTTTTCAGTCTTACTTGATTTAAATGCTGCGGTTACAGATAATCTACAGTTCCATATTGATAGGAGTATTCAAGAAACTGTATTACAGTACGCTCAACAAAAAAGTTCAATATATAATATTGCAAGAACATATGGTTTAAAAATACCTGGTTTAAGACCGTCAGTTGCGGTTGTTGATTTTTCAATCACTGTCCCCGCTTTAGGTGATGGTGAAGATTTAAGATATTGTGGAGTTTTAAGAGCGGGAAGTCAGGTTATAGGTGCGGGACAAATTTTTGAAACAGTAAATGATGTTGATTTTACCTCACCATTAAATGCTGAAGGATATCCAAACAGAGTAAAAATACCTAATTTTGATGCTAACAATAACTTAATTAATTACACTATAGTCAAAAGAGAAACAGTAGTTAATGGTATTACAAAAGTATTTAAAAGAACAATAACTGGTAGTGACGCTAGACCATTTTTAGAAATATTTTTACCTGAAAAAAATGTTTTAGGTGTAACAAGTGTATTATTAAAAGATGGTGTAAGTTATTCTAACGTACCAACTTCACAAGAATTTTTAGGTACTACTGATAGATGGTATGAGGTGTATGCTTTAGCTGAAGATAGAGTATTTGTACCTGACACTTCTAAACCCGCTGACCAACCTGGACTTAAAGTTGGTAAGTACATCCAAACTAATACAAGGTTTATTACTGAATATACACCTGAAGGATTTCTTAAATTAACTTTTGGAGGTGGTAATACTTCGGCAGACGAACAATTAAGGGATTTTGCAAGAAACGGAATCCAATTAGACTTATCAAAATATCAAAATAATTTTTCATTAGGTTCAACATTAAAACCAAATTCTACATTGTTTATCCAATATAGAATTGGAGGAGGTTTAGCAACTAATTTAGGGGTTAATGTAATAAACCAAATTGGAACTGTTTCATTTTTTGTAAATGGACCATCACAAAGTGTTAATCAAAATGTCCAACAATCACTACAATGTAATAATGTTACTGCGGCAATTGGTGGGGCAGATAGACCTAGTTTGGAGGAAATAAGAAATTATGTTGGATTTAATTTCTCGGCGCAAAAAAGAGCGGTTACAATAAATGACTACCAATCGATTCTTAGAACAATGCCGTCACAATATGGAGCACCGGCTAAAGTTTCGGTTTTTGAACAGGATAATAAAATAGTTATTAAACTATTGTCATATGATACTAATGGAGCGTTGACAAATGTTGTATCTAACACGTTAATATCAAATATTGCCAATTACCTATCGAACTATAGAATGATAAATGATTATATTTCGGTACAAACCGCAGATGTAATTGATTTGTCATTAGACATATCGGTTGTTCTTAATTCAACACAAAGTCAAGGAGCGGTTGTTAGTAGTATAATTAATAAAGTTACGTCTTTCTTTAGCCCATCACAAATTGAGATGGGTGAGACAATCTATATTTCAGAGTTAAGACGAATTCTACAATCTGAAAATGGAGTCCTATCAGTTGCGGATATCTCAGTCTATAATAAAGTTGGAGGACAATATTCCTCATCAGAAACATCAATGAGTTATTCTGACGCAACCACCAAAAAAATTCAATTAAATGAGGAAACTCTATATGCGGAACCAACTCAAATATATCAAATTAGATTCCCTGCTAAAGACATCGTGGTAAGAACTAAGAATTTAACCACAGTAAACATTTCCTAATCCGAATATTTTTATAAAATAGTAATAAAACTATTTATAAAAATATGGGTAAAAACTTTAGAATTAGGACAAAGGTTGGTGTAGATACAAGAGTAGAGGCTAAGTTAGAACAAGATTTTGATTTTTTAGAAATTCTTTCTTTAAAATTAAGTCAACAACAAGTTTACAATAGACCGACCTCAAATTACGGTGTATTATGTGGTAGAGTATATGCTAATAATGGATTTGGTGTACCTAATGCTAAAGTATCAGTTTTTATTCCATTAACTGACGAGGATTCTAATAATCCTGTAATATCAAGAATATACCCTTATAGAAATTTAAACACCCAAAATGAAGACGGATATAGATATAATTTATTACCGTATGTTCCATCATATACAGGACACGTTCCTACAGGTACATTTCCTGATAGAGAAGATGTTTTAAAGGATAAATCTTTAAGTTATGTTTATGAAAAATATTATAAGTTCACCGCTAAAACAAATGATGCGGGTGACTTTATGATATTTGGTGCCCCTGTTGGAAATCACACTATTGTTATGGATGTTGATGTCTCTGACATTGGACAGTTCTCACTAACCCCACAAGATTTATTAAGAATAGGTAGGGCAACAGAAGCTCAACTTGACGGGGCAAAGTTTAAAGAATCAACAGATTTAGATTCATTACCACAAATAATAGGTATTAAAAAAACAATAGATATTAATCCATTTTGGGGTGACCCTGATTTGGCAACAATTGCGGTAACCAGAGTCGACTTTAATCTTTTAGAGGAGGCTAATATTGAATTTAAACCAACGTGTGTATTCATGGGGTCTTTAATTTCAGGTATTGATACTAAAGCAATTTCTAAAACTTGTAAAGTTAAGGTTAGGGCGGGAGATTTATGTGAATTAATAACAGGACCTGGACAAATTTTAGCAATTAGACAGACTGTTAATTTTGATAGTTTAGGAAGACCAATATTAGAACAATATAAAGTTGAGAATGACGGACAAGTTATTGATGAAAACGGTACTTGGATGATTGATTTACCAATGAATATGGATTATGTCTATACTGATGAAGAAGGTAAACAACAAATAAGTTATGACCCAAGTATTGGTATCCCAACAAAAGGTAGATATAGGTTTAAAATTAAATGGAATCAATCCGACAAGTCCACAGAACAATTAAAAAGAGGGTATTTCTTAGTTCCAAATATTAAAGAATATGGATGGGATAAGAGTAATTTAGGATTAAATCCCGCTAAAGATTCAACTCTCCCAACCACAGTTCCCCCAACAATTAGTGCTAATACTATAAGCACCCCATCAGCGGTTGGACCCCCAACAATTTCGTACCAAATTGACCAGCCTTTACTTGATTTTGCAAATAGTGCGTTTGGTAAGTTTACAAGGTCTTATTCATTTAGTTTAAGTTGGTTTGATTATGTAAATCCACAATCAGCAATAAATTGTGAAGATACATTTTACGAATTTCAATATAATAAAG